CCTGCGTTTTCTTTAGAACTTTTGAGAGTTGCTGCGGGAGATCCTTCATATCAAGCGAAGATAAATCAGACTGGTGTTGAAGCATTGCGTGTTCCTCAGTTTGGTACAATTAATACAGATGAATATGGTCGTGTGTTTATAAATCCCAATTACGTATTTCCATCTGTTGAAGTAGGCGGCGATATTCCTCGTCTTGACGGGAAAATTGTGATTCTAGGCGTGACTGCGAAAGGGCTTGCAAATCCAATAGCGACCCCGTCCGGTGGTCAAACGCCCCCTCAGGTTCAGGCCAGTCTGCTTGAGACTCTGATAAAAGGAGATTCTGTTTCAATTCCGAATTGGGTAGCTCTTGCTGATCTTGCTGCATTTGTTGTCCTTTCATTGTTGATTATCATACTATCAAGAGTAAGATATTCAATCATATGGATCGGAATATTACTAGTAGGATACGCTTACACACCGATCTATCTATTTACCCATAGTAAGATATTGTTTGATATTTCTTTTAACATTTTGGCTGTATTAGTAATCTATTTACATATCTACACCGTTAAGTTTATCAGTGAATACTTACAGAAGCAGCAGATTAAGAAACAGTTTGGTACCTATCTAAGTCCAGACTTAGTTGCTCAATTGCAGCGCCAACCAGAATTACTACAGCTTGGTGGCACTGAACAAGAATTAAGCATCATGTTTACTGATGTTCGCGGATTTACTACAATCAGTGAACACTACGGTAAAGATGTTCAGGGTCTAACTAAGATTATGAACCGCTATATGACTGCCATGACTAAGGCAATTTTAGAGAACAGGGGAACTCTAGATAAGTATATAGGAGATGCTCAAATGGCATTCTGGAATGCGCCAGTAGACAATCCGCAACACGCTAAGGATGCAGTCAGTACCGCATTTACTATGCTAAAGTCACTAGAGGAATTCAATGATGAAGTTACGAAAGAAGGCATTCCAGCTTTTGGAATGGGCCTCGGTATTAATACTGACACTGTGGTTGTTGGTAATATGGGTAGCGATCAGCGTTTCGACTATACTTGTCTTGGCGACGGCGTTAATCTTGCATCTAGGCTCGAAGGTCAAAGCAAACCTTACGGCGTTAAAATCGTCATCGGACCTAAAACTGCGAAGTATGTTTTGGACCAGTACCAAGTAGTTGAACTTGATTTACTTGCAGTTAAGGGTAAGACTGAACCTGCTAGAATCTTTACAGTTTTCCCCTTCCATGACCCATTGGGCGAAACACAGCATATGAAATTCTTAGAATTATATCGTCAAGGACATTGGGAAGTTTCAGCAAAATATGCAGGCGAATTAAAGCAAGCATGGCACGGAGAAATGAACCAGTATTACGATATGATGATAGAAAGAATCAACGAGTATAAAGAGAATCCTCCCGCTAAGTGGGACGGAGTATATAGGGCAACTTCAAAGTAGTTACCCAATATTTTTGACACAGACACAGATATGTTGTATACATAACTCTGACATTAAAAATGTCAAGTTTTCAAACTTAAAAGGAAAAATAAAGTATGAAGAAGTTAATCGCAATCGCAGCACTCGCAACCGCTGCTCTTACAACCCCTGCAATGGCATCTGAATTTGCTGGTCCTCGCATTGAGGTAACAGCTGGTGCAGATGAAGTTCGCAACGGTGTTGACGCAACTGACATCGCTTATGGCGCTGCCCTTGGCTATGACCTTCAGTTCGGTAAGGTAGTTGTTGGTGCAGAAGCTACTGCTGCTAACGTCTTTGACCGCGCTGATCTTGGTGCAGCCGCTCGTCTCGGTTATACATTGAACAAGAATGTTCTTGCATATACCCGCGTCGGTTACACTAAGCTTGAGCGTTCTGCTACTGCTAAGATCGAAGGTCTTACTGTTGGCGGCGGTCTTGAAGTGAAGCTTATTGGCTCAACCTTTGCTAAGGCTGAGTATCGCTACACTGACTTCGACGGTAACGTCGGTCGTCATGGTGGACTCGTAGGCTTCGGTCTTCGTTTCTAATAACTAGAAACTAAACGTAATGGCGACGAATAAAATCGTCGCCATTACCATATCCAAATGATAAATACATATTATGAGAGCCAATGAATTCATCACCGAACGTAAAAGAAAGAAGTCTAGAAGGGCTTATGGCGGATATTTCTATCCGGGCTTTGGTTACGGAGATAACAGCTCCGGCGAAGGTGGCGGAGACGGTGGCGGCGGGGAAGGCATGTATGAATCCGCAGTAGATGAATTAGCTAACCGATTGCCGTCTCTCGACAAGCACGATTACAACACCATTGATGACTTGATGCGCAAGGTCGCACGTAAGCACAAAATCACTGACAAAGCATTAAAAGATTTGTTTACTGAAAAGTTCAAAGACACCCCTGATCGTTGGATCAATGGTAAGTTAGATGAAGCCACTGACGGCGATCTTGAAGGCGAAGTAGCTAAGTTTGTCGATTGGACTGCTGAAAAGTTGAATCTCAAAAAGGTTCCTAACATTGAACTTTCAATGGATACCGAGGAAGCGCAAGGCAATCATCACACTGGTGGGCATGTTCCCGGAGAAGGCAGTGTTTGGGTTTATGCGAAGAATCGTAATCTAGTGGATATTCTTAGAACAGTATTCCATGAGCTAGTACATGTTCGTCAACATGAAATAGGCATGATAAAGCCCGGCGATAGTTATCCTGGGTCACCCATTGAGTCAATGGCAGACATGCTTGCTGGCAAATACATAAAGATTTACGGCGAAAAAAACAACCACATCTTTCAATAAGGTTACCAATATAGTTGAATTTTCTGCACAGTCTGTTATACTAACTAGACTAAAGGAGAAAACATGTCACGTACATTCAATCAAGAAGCTAAAACTAAACTGACTCAACTTATCAACGAAGGCATCAGTGTCCTACAGGAAGTTGATACACTTAACGAAGGTCTTAATGATACTGTTAAGGCAATTGCAGAAGAACTTGAAGTTAAGCCATCGGTTCTTAAGAAGGCAATCAAGATTGCACACAAGCAGCGTCTTAACGAAGAAAACGAAGCTAACGAAGAACTCAACACTATTTTACAGACGGTGGGCAAAGCCTAATTAATGTCATACATTGACGCAGTTCTCGATTCCAGCGCAGATAGAATTTACGCAGTTGAACGTACTCCTGAGGGCAAACGTGCCTTTAAGGAGTACCCAACTAACTACGTATTCTATTATGACGACTCAAAAGGTAAGTATCGTACTATATACGGAGATCCTGTAACTAGATTCTCGACTCGCAAAAAGAGCGAGTTTGAGAAAGAGCGCAGGATTCACAATAAGAAAAGACTCTATGAGAGTGATGTTCCGGTAGTCTTTAGGTGCCTGAGTGATAACTATTTGGGAGCAGAACCTCCTAAACTACACACAGCATTCTTCGATATTGAGACTGACTTTGACCCAGAGAAGGGTTTTAGTCCGACCGATGATCCGTTTAACCCAGTCACTGCTATTTCAGTGTATCTTGATTGGTTAGACCAGCTCGTTACTCTTGTCATTCCCCCGAAACATATGACTGATGAGACTGCACAAGAACTAACTGCGGATTTTGAAAACTGCTTGTTGTTCCGCAGTGAAATCGAAATGTTTGAAACATTCTTCGAACTCATTGAAGATGCGGATGTTCTTACAGGTTGGAACTCAGAAGGATACGATATTCCCTATTGTGTAAATCGTGTTACTCGGATTATGAGTAAGAACGATACACGCAGGTTCTGTTTACTTGGGCAGCTTCCTAAGCCTCGTACATATGAACGTTTTGGTAAGGAAGAACAGACTTACGACTTGATTGGTCGTATTCATATGGACTATCTACAGCTTTACAAGAAGTACAACTACGAAAGCCGACATAGTTATTCGCTTGACGCTATCGGTGAATATGAATTGGGCGAACGTAAGACTCAATACGAAGGTAGTTTGGATCAGTTATACAACAAAGACTTTAGAAAGTTCGTAGAGTATAACCGCCAAGATACTATGCTGGTGTTTAAGATTCACCGTAAGCTTAAGTTTCTTGACCTAGCAAATGCACTAGCTCACGAAAACACTGTTTTGCTGCCGACTGTAATGGGTTCGGTGGCTATGATTGAAATGGCAATTTACAATGAAGCACATGAACGAGGATTTATTGTCCCTGACAAAAAGCGTAAGGATCACTACGGTGACGAACAGCAAGCAGCTGGAGCTTATGTTGCTGTCCCGAAGAAAGGGATTCACGAATGGGTCGGAGCAGTTGATATCAACTCACTCTATCCCTCAGCAATCCGAGCCCTCAACATGGCCCCAGAAACAATCGTTGGACAAGTCAGACAATCTCTCACAGACCAATACATGCACGAAAAAAGTGTCACCCTCGCTAAAAGTAAGCGTAAGAAAAAGAATGGTGACGATGCTGACGGAGTTACTGGAGCGATTCTTTGGGAAAACCTCTTCGGGTCAATAGAATATACTGCTATTATGAATCAAGAGCGTGGCACTTTGCTCACCCTTGACTATGAAGATGGGCGCAGTGTAGAAATGTCTGCTGCTGAAATATGGAAGTTAATCTTCGATAGTAACAAGCCGTATATGATTTCTGCGAATGGAACCATCTTTACGTATGAGAAAGAAGGAATCATTCCTGGATTGCTTTCACGCTGGTATTCAGAACGTAAGAGTATTCAGAAAGAAGCAAAGGCGGCATATGGCACTGATATGTTTGAGTATTACGACAAGCGACAGCTAGTTCGTAAGATTCTTCTTAACTCTGCGTATGGTGCGCTTTTGAATGAGCATTGTCGTTTCTACGATAAGAGAATCGGGCAGTCAGTTACGTTGTCTGGGCGTCAAATCACTAAGCATATGATGAGCCAGATAAACGAAATCATCACGGAAAAGTATGAACACGACGGCGACGCTATTGTGTATGGTGATACTGACTCCTGTTACTTCTCGGCTTATCCTATTCTTAAGGATCAGATTGATGGCGGAGATCTTGCATGGAGCAAAGATACGTGTATTGACTTGTATGACCAAATCGCTGAAATGACTAACGTTAGTTTCCCCGCGTTTATGGAAAAGGCGTTTCACTGCCCTCGTAAGAACGGTGAAGTGATTAAGGCTGGTCGTGAACTTATCGGTGACAGAACATTGTTCATCACCAAGAAGCGTTACGCAATCAATATCTTTGACTTAGAAGGTAAGCGTCAGGATCTTGATGACAAGATGGGTAAGATTAAGGCTATGGGTCTTGATCTTAAGAGAGCAGATACTCCCAAGTATGTTCAAGAATTCTTGATGGAAGTTTTGACAATGGTACTAGGTGGTGCGCCTCGTGAAGACATTATCACAAGAATCAAAGACTTCAAGACTTATCTATCAGAGCAGGATAGCTGGACTAAGGGTTCTCCTAGGTCAGTCAACAAGCTTACATACTATGGTGAACTTGAGAAGCGTAGCAATACTGGCAAGGCAACAATGCCCGGACACGTTCGTGCGGCTCTCAACTACAATTACTTGCGTAAGCTAAATGGAGATCAGTATAGTCAGCGTATTGTTGATGGTATGAAGGTAATTGTCTGTAAGCTAAAAAGCAATATGCTCGGATTTACAAGTATTGCATATCCCACCGACGAACTTAGACTTCCGCAATGGTTCTGCGACTTACCGTTTGACGATAACGAAATGGAAAGAACACTAGTTGATGAAAAGATTGACAACTTGTTAGGAGTTCTTAATTGGGATATCCGTTCAAACACTAATACGAATAGCACATTCGATGATTTGTTTAGTTTCGGTTAAACAATCGCTTGACGTTTGCAATAAATTCCGCTATTATACACAATATACAAACCTAAATATTATAAAGGAAAGATGACACATGAAAGATTACTTACTTGATTTGATTCAACACACTCATGGATTGGGCGTAGTTGAACTCGTAAAGATTGACGGTACTGCAACTGAAACGAAGGTTGCTGCATATGCAGAAGACAAGAGCGTAGTTGTATACGGCACGTTTGCTTCTCCTATTGCAGATTTTGAAGGCACGTTCGGTATGCCTAACTTGAGCAAGCTCAAGACTATCCTTAGCTTTGATGATTATGATGACAAAGCTATCATCAACGTTAGTCGCAATGATGACGGCGTTCCCTCGTCAATTCACTTTGAAACTTCGACTGGCGATTTTGTGAACGACTATCGTTTGATGGCAAAGTCAATCGTTGAAGAAAAGGTCAAGACTGTAAAGTTTGCAGGGACTGCATGGGACGTTGAGTTTGAACCTACAGTAGCAGGTGTTCTTCGTCTTAAGAAGCAGGCTTCTGCTAACAGTGAAGAACTTAACTTCAAGACTAAGACTGAAAACGGTGACTTGAAGATTTACTTCGGTGACCCTTCTACGCACAGCGGTAACTTCATCTTTCAGCCAGGCGTAAGCGGAAATCTTTCTCGCTCATGGCAGTGGCCTGTTAAGGTGTTTCTTGCTATCATGGATCTTCCTGGTGACAAGACTGTTCGTTTTGCAGACGCAGGAGCTGCTGAAATCACAGTAAACAGTGGTCTTGGAACTTGGCAGTATTTGCTTCCCGCACAGGCTAAGTAATGATCAAGACCGTCAATGGTTCTGGTAGATATATAATGGTCAACGGAGGATATCCTGCGACCACATATATAAACACTAGCTCAGGATATATGAGTGTAGGCGATGTTAGATTTAACACTCAAATGCAGCGACTTGAAGTATACGATGGTCAAATGTGGCTAGAAATCAATTCTAGTCATGCTAATATTGGATTAACCCCTGATGCCGAAAGCGCACTTGATTGGGCCCTCAAGAGAATGCGTGAAGATTTGGAACTTGAGTATCTAGCAAAATCTAATCCGACTATAGCTGATCTTATTAATCAGAAAAAAGAAATTGAGGATAAAATCAAGATGGTCCAAACCCTTATGAAAGATAATAAAGTTGGAACAAATTAACCTTTCAAACAGTCACAATCCCGATTGGGCATTGTTTCTGCCCGCAGTCTCGTCTTTCTTCATTGCTGGCTTAGGCAAGCAACGTGAGGGTGAGAACTATTTTGACCCGGCGAGAATCCCTGCGGCATTCAATGGGGACGTTGAATGTTTGAACTTCCTTAATAGCAAACAAGGCTTATACACGTATAAGTGGGGCTTGTATTCTGCTGGTCACGCAAATCTTGATATCACTAAGGATGATGCTTGTGAGAGTATCATTCGCAAGAGAGAAGAAGGTACTTTCATGTTAGGAGACTCTGGTGGATTCCAGATTCTTAAGTGTCAGTGGCCAGCAGACTGGAAGGACCCTAACTGTCCCCGTGCTATGAAGAAGCGTCAACAAGTTCTTACTTGGATGGATGAGTACATGGACTATGGCATGTGTCTTGATATTCCATCACAGTCTCTTACGACTTATCATATTAAGGACAAGAAGACTGGTACATCAGCGCATGGTATCAGCACGATTCAGGAAGCTATTACTGCTACTCATATCAATAACGAATACTTTGTTACTAACCGCGATGGTCGTTGTAAGTTCCTAAACGTATTGCAGGGTCGTAATCATGGTCAGTCAGATGACTGGTATGAAGAAATGAAGAAGTATTGCGATACTAACATCTACGGTGACAAAGCATTCAACGGTTGGGCATTCGGTGGCCAAAACAAGATTGACATTCACTTGATGCTACGTAGGCTTGTTGGCATCATTCATGATGGTTTCCTTGAAGAAGGCAAGCAGGACTTGATTCACTGTCTTGGTACTTCTATCATGGAGTATGCTGTTCTGTTTACTGATATTCAGAGAGCAATTCGTAAGCATCACAATCCCAAGCTACAGATTACATTTGACTGTGCTTCTCCGTTCTTTGCTGCTGCTAAGGGTCTTGCATATAATAATAATACATTTGAGCATGGTACTAAGTGGTCTTATTCAATGGAAAAGACTGCTGAAAATAAGAAGTATGCAACAGACAATCGTAAGTTCAGTGATGGTGTCCTTACTGACAAGATTCACAAGGTATTCGCTGATAGTCCGGTAACTGACATGATGCTGATGAAAGACTTATGCTATCGTGGTCAGGGTTTCTTAGGTCAACATGGCAAAGAAACAAAGACTAGCTGGGACACACTTAGCTATACGCTATTGCAGGCACATAACGTGTATCAACACATGACTGCGGTGCAGGAAGCTAATCGTCGCTATGAGAATGGAATCAAGCCTAAGATGGTTATGGATCCTCTAGGTAACCTCAATTTTTCCGATATCGTTGATGAGATTTTCTCACTCAAGGATCGTGAAAAGAGCTTGGCTATGATTGACAAATACGACAAGTTTTGGCAGCAGTTCAAAGCTGGTCAAGGATTTAGCGGTAAGAAGACTGTCAATGCACATACTATGTTTGACCAGCTATTCGCAGTTGAAGATGCTGACCCTGAAATTGATGAAGTCATTGAAGACACTGATGCATTAATGGCAGAAGTTCTTGACCAAAACAGTTGATAAATTCTACACAGGTGATATAACAGTAATATGGATAACGTAACACAAGCTCTTGCTGAAAAACAGAAACGCATTAGCGAACAGGCTAGGCGTATGATTTGGGTGACTTTTCAGCGAGAAGGCATTCACAAATATCCCGGTGCAGACACCGATCCGAAATTGGCAACTGGCGACGAGTATGACGTTAGTTTCCTAGGCTACCCGCATCGTCACATCTTTCATTTTACCGTGGCGATTCAGGTATTTCACAACGACCGTGACATTGAGTTTATTCAATTCAAACGCTGGCTAGAGAATAGCTTTCGTGACGGAGTGATGCAACTTGACCACAAGTCTTGTGAAATGATCAGCGATGAGCTTTATCATTATATTGCAAATCGTTACCCCGACCGTGACATTGAAATCACTGTATCAGAAGACGGTGAGAACGGTGCCACTATCTACTACAAAACAAATAAACCCTATCAATCACTTGTCATCTAAGGAAAATAAAATGGCAAATAATAACACTAAGAATAGTCTCTCCCGCGTTAAGCAGATTTTTGATGATCTGGATAACTATCGTAACTTCTGCCGCGACCATGGGTATCGGTTTGACGAAGCTGATTTGTATAGTCAGCGTAGCTACGTGTATCGTCAATATCAGAAGTTCACTTCTGGTAAAACAGTAAAGAATCAGTGGGAAGTTGACCTTGTAAAGTTCAAGGAACAAGGGGCATCTAGGTTCCGTGCCTAAAACGGCTGTCATCATTACGGGAGGATTTGATCCACTACACAGTGGTCACATTGAGTACATACGTGCAGCCCGTGAGTTAGGTGACATCCTCATTGTAGGTGTTAATAGCGATGAATGGCTGGTCCGTAAAAAGGGCCGGTCATTCATGCCATGTTCTGAACGGGCAGCTATCGTAGCATCGATACACGGAGTAGAATGGGCTTGGACATTTGACGATTCAGATGGAAGTGCAAAGCACGTAATTGAATTGGCAAGAAGCCAGATGCCAGATGCAAAGATAATCTTTGCAAACGGCGGTGATCGTACTGCTGATAACATTCCAGAAATGGACATACAAGATGAAAATCTTGAATTCGTATTCGGAGTAGGTGGCACAGATAAAGCTAATAGTTCTAGTTGGATTCTTGAAGAATGGAAGTCTCCTAAAACAGAACGTGATTGGGGATATTATAGAGTCTTGCACGAGAACGGAAAAGAAGTTAAGGTTAAAGAACTTACTGTTGATCCAGGAAAATATTTAAGTATGCAACGACATAATAATCGTTTGGAACTATGGTTTGTTGCAGAAGGTACAGCAACAGTGTATACTATCAATAGTAGCTCGGATGAAGAACTAGATGGTGTATATAATAAATTTAGAAGTATTAATATTGCTGCTAATCAATGGCATCGTCTAGCTAATGAAACAGATAAGCCACTAAAGATAATTGAAATCCAATACGGCGAAGTATGTATTGAAGAAGATATAGAGAGAAAATAATGCGTAAATTATATTATATGGGACTTGAAGCGTACAACGCTCGTTACACACTACAGCTTACCGATTGGAACAAGCGTGTCTTTGAGCGCCGGGGATATGATGTTGTTTATGTTCCCGGAGAAACACTTGATAACAGTCAGAAGATTGTAACTGGTCAGGTTCTTGATGCACATGGTCGTTCATACTTTGGTATGAGTCAGATGATGAACCTCGTCAAGATGATGCAGAAGGGTGAAGTAACTAGCGAAGACGTAATCTACTTTGAAGATATGTTCCAGCCGGGCATTGAATCATTGCCTTACATCATTGACCAGTGCGACGAAGACAATATGCCTCGTATCTTTGTTCGTTGTCTTGCACAGTCTATTGACCCTGATGACTTTGTTCATGTATGGGGAATGGACAAGTGGATGAGAGCGTATGAACAGATGGTGTGTTCGAGCGTAGACGGGGTGCTTGCAACTAATGAAGAAATGGTTGCGCATATGAAGGTTGCTGGATGGGACGTTCCTATCTACAATATCTCAGGTCTTGCTTTTGGTAAGAACGAAGTTATTGAGCGTGTT